GAGGTACTTACACCTCTGTCATTCTTTTTATAGTGACATTTTAATATGCAACCTACAACATTTAGAACAAACATTGCTCATGATACTGATGATGGTTTAGTAATTGAAACTAGACAAGACATTACAGATATTATTGAGGACAATCACAATCAACGCAAATATACAGATAAACGCACTCGTTGGGGTGATGATATATTTGATAACAAGATAGCAAGTATTCCTATGACTGTCTTTGACGAATTAAACAAAAAAGGTATTATGCGTGGCTTCCATGTCATAGACCAAAAAGGCTTTAGAAAATTTCTTAATGACCCAGATAACAGAGTGTTTCGTACACGAGAAGGCACAGTATAATGGCATTTACAACATACACAGAACTAAAAGCATCTGTAGCTGATTACTTAGCTCGTACAGATCTAACAGCACAAATCCCAGACTTTATTACACTAGCAGAAAAAAGACTTAAAAGAGATTTGCGTATTAGACAAATGCTTAAGGTTGTAACAGCAACTATGACAGCAGCAGACGCTACTGTAGCCTTGCCTAGTGACTTTCTAGCAATGAGAGATTTACACTTATCTACTAACCCTGCAACACCTATAGAGTATTTAAGTCCTAGTAACTTTTACGCTAACGCTAGAACAACAGAATCAGGTAGACCTTCTAAATACTCAATACTAGCAGCAGAGTTTGTTTTTGCACCTGTACCTGATAGTGCTTACACACTTTCTATGCTTTATTACGCAGCACCTACAGAACTCAGTACATCTGTATCATCTAATGTATTCTTGGCTACTTGCCCAGACCTACTTCTTTATGGTGCATTAGGTGAAGCAGAGCCTTACTTACTAAATGACGCAAGATTACAAACTTGGGCTACTCTTTATGATAGAGGCGTAATAGCTTTATCAACTTCAGATGATTCTAGTGAGTATGGAAGCAGTCCTTTAACAATAACAATCGCATAGGAAAATATCATGGCAGAAATGAGTAATTATTTAGAGAACGCTTTAATAAACGTAACTCTACGAGCAACATCTTACACAGCACCTACTACAGTATATGTAGCATTATATACAACAGACCCTACAGACGCAGACACAGGCACAGAAGTTACTGGCGGAAGCTATGCTAGAACAGCAGTTACCTTTGCTGCACCGTCTAACGGTGTTTCTACTAACTCTGCTGACGTAACGTTCCCAACTGCTACAGCAAGTTTTGGCACAGTAACGCATATTGGTTTAAGAGATGCTTCTACAGCAGGTAACTTACTTTACCATACGCCTTTAGACACATCTAAAACTATTGCTGCTGGTGACGTATTTAAAATTACTACTGGTAATCTTTCAGTTACATTAGCGTAAGGATAACTCATGGCTCTCGTAGTTAAAGATAGAGTACAGGAAACCAGTACTACTACAGGCACAGGCACGCTTACGCTTGCTGGTGCAGTATCTGGCTTTCAATCATTCTCTGCTATAGGCAATGCTAATACTACTTATTATGCTATTGTAGGCGGAACAGAATGGGAAGTAGGTCTAGGTACTTATACATCTTCAGGCACTACTTTATCTCGTGATACTGTATTAGCATCTAGCAATGGTGGAACAGCAGTAAACTTTAGTGCAGGTACAAAGAGTGTATTTGTTACATATCCTGCTGATAAATCTATTTATGATGACGCTGCTGGTAATGTTATAGGTCTTGGCACTCCTGCATCCGTTACACTTACAAACGGCACAGGACTTCCAATATCAACAGGTGTAAGTGGTCTTGGAACTGGTGTAGCTACATTTTTAGCAACACCATCTAGTGCTAATTTAATAAGTGCTGTTACAGACGAAACAGGTTCAGGCTCTTTGGTATTTGCAACATTACCTACATTTGGCACTACAGGTGTTAAATTTAGTGGCTCTACTTCAGGCACAACCACAGTATTATCAGGAGCAACAGCAGGAACTTCTGTACTAACACTTCCTGTAGCTACAGATACTTTAGTAGGTAAAACAACTACTGATACGCTTACTAATAAAACTTTAACAAACCCAGTTATTTCAACCATTACAAACACAGGTACTTTAACACTTCCAACATCTACAGATACATTAGTTGGTCGTGCAACCACAGACACTCTTACTAACAAAACATTAACTAACCCTACTGTTACTAATTATGTAGAAACTGTTGTTGCTATTGGTACTGTTACAACATCCAATACATTATCACTAACTAACGGAACTGTACAAACAGCAACATTAACAGCCTCAACAGCTTGTACATTTACTATGCCTACTGCAACTGCAGGTAAATCATTTATCCTATTATTAAAACAAGCAGCAGCAACAGGTAACGGAACAGCAACATTTACAGGAGTTAAATTTACAGCAGCAGGAGCTCCAACAATTACAGCAACTGCTGGTAAAATGGATATACTATCTTTTGTAGCAGACGGTACAAATTGGTATGGTTCATACACTCAAGGTTATACTCCATAATGTTTGCAGCAAGAAATCTTTATTTATCTTCCATTCAATTTCCATATACCGTAAGTTATCTTACAGTTGCAGGAGGTGGCGGTGCTGGTTATTTTCGTGGTGGCGGTGGTGGAGCTGGTGGTATGCTTACAGGATCTACAACATTTTATTCTGGCACTACATATACTATTACCGTAGGTGCAGGAGGTTCAGGAACTGCTGGTGCTGCAACAAATGGTGGTAACTCTTCTATAACAGGTCTTACTGCTTCGGTAGGTGGTGGTATAGGTGGTAATTTATTTAATACAGCTCCAGTAGCTACATCTGGTGGTTCAGGTGGCGGTGGCGGTGGTACAAATTCTGGTGGACCTTATGCTGGTGGTGCAGGAACTTCAGGACAAGGTAACGCAGGTGGGTCAGGCTATACAGGTGGTGAACCATTTGCAGGTGGTGGCGGTGGTGGAGCTGGTGCTGTAGGAGGTAGTAATGTTATTAATGCTAATGGCGGTACAGGTACAGCTTCTTCTATTACTGGTTCATCAATAACTTATGCAGGCGGTGGTGGTGCAGGTGGATATGCTATTGGTGGTGGCAGCGTAGGTACTGGTGGTGCTGGCGGTGGTGGCACAGGAGTCAATGCTAATAACACAAATGGCGGTAATGGAACTGCTAATTTAGGTGGTGGCGGTGGTGGTGGACCTAATAGTGGTGGTAATGGAGGTAATGGTGGTTCAGGCGTAGTTATACTTTCTGTTCCCACAGCTAGTTACTCTAGTATTACAACAGGAAGCCCTACAATAACTACATCAGGTGGAAACACTATTATTAAATTTACAGGTTCTGGCTCATATACAGCATAAGGAAAAAAATATGTCACATTTTGCAAAAGTAGTAGATGGTAAAGTTACAGAAGTAATTGTAGCTGAACAAGACTTTATTGACAATTTAGATGGTAATTGGTTACAAACATCATATAACACACATGGTAATCAACATCCAGAAGGCAGACCTTTACGAGGTAATTACGCTGGTATTGGTTACACATACGATGCTATTAATGACGTATTTTACGGACCACAACCTTATCTATCATGGATACTAAACAATACAACATGGTTATGGGAAGCTCCTGTAGCTATGCCTACAGATGGTAAATTATATAAATGGGATGAATCTATTACTAACTGGGAAGAAGTAACACTTTAAGGATAAATTATGTTTGGTATAGCTAGTTTTTCCCAAGCTCCTTTTAGTTCTTTATCAGAAAATCTTGTTTTTGGTCAGGCTAACATTAATGCTTTAGCAACTATTACTGCTAACGCAAATAGTATTTTTAGTGGCAATGCTGTTATTACATCTAATGTAACGGTTACAGCAAATGGGTTTAGAGTACAATCAGCAACAGGTTCTATTACAGGTGTTGCAACAGTATCAGCTTTAGGTGGATTAGTAATTTTAGCCGATGCACAAATAGATGCAAATGCTTTTGTTACAGCTAGTCCTAATGCTATATTTTCAGCTTTTGCTTATGTAGAAGGTATAGGAAGTGTAACAGCTAAAGGCAGTAGGTTAGGTGAAGAATGGCTACCTGTACCAGTGGGCATAGAAGCATGGACACCAGTTACAGCAGGAACAGAAACTTGGACTGATACAACTCCAAGTACAGACATTTGGTTAAGACAAGGGTAAAAAATGGCAAAGACAAAAATTAGTGAATATTCAGCAACCCCAGCAAGTAACAC